ATATCAAAAAATAATAATAATAAAATAAGTATTGGATTTACTGATACTAATAAAATTAAAAATATAATAGAAAATGAAAGAAATAATATATATCAAAATAAAAAAAAATTAAAAGATTTTACAATAAATTTAATAGAAAATGAATTTGAATATAATATATTATTAGAATTATCAAATGATATTTCTTATCAAAGTATAATTAATAATGAAATTCAAACAACATTTAAAATATTATCAGTTCAGAATATATATAATAATATTAATGATAGATTTACACCAAATGATGATACAGATATACCAATAAATTATTTATATACAACAGATATAAATGAAGAATTTTATAATCAAAATGAATTATTTATTGAAGAAATATTAAATCAAAGAATAATTAACGATATTAATCATACATTATATATTGATAATGGTATTAATACAAATTATATTTCAATTATAAATAGCAGTAATAATTTAATATCATTATATTCATCCGAAAATTTAAGTTCAAATATATCATATATATTACCAAATAATGATTATAATTTAGAAAATAATGAAAAATATGTATTATCTATAAAAGAAAATAATGAATTATATTGGTTATTAAGTACAGAAATAGAAGCAAATAGTGAAATTAATAATATATCAAATTATTTAAATTTAGTAGAAACAAAAACATCAAATATTAAAAATTTTAATGACGAAAATGGAAGTGTATTAATTGATACAAATTTAATAGTAAATGGTAGTTTAAATGTAAATTCTATAAATATAATTAATACACCTTTTATAACAAAAGAAGATATTATAAATAATTATGATTTACAAGGTCCAATAGGTCCAAGAGGTCTTAAAGGTGATAAAGGTGATGTTGGAGATAAAGGTGATAAAGGTAATAAAGGTGATAGAGGTATGGGATTTACTGGTGGAATATATGATAGTAATTATGGTATAATTAAATTTATAAGTGATGATGGTATAGGTTTTGAAACATTAGATGTAAGAGGTGAGAAAGGTGAAGGTTATACTGGTGCTTATTATAATTATGAAAGTAATATAATTACTTTTATTGGTACTAATGAAAGTTTAAATTTTACAACAGGTAATTTAAAAGGTGAAAAAGGTGAAAGTATAGGTGAAGTTGTTTTTTATAATAGTAATAATGAATTATTAGGAAAAATTGGTGATAATTCAATTAATTCTATTGATATATTTTTACCAGATGGACCTCGTGGTGTTCAAGGTCCCATCGGTTTTACAGGTATGAGAGGAGAAAAAGGTGATAAAGGTGATAAAGGTGATAAAGGTGATAAAGGTGATAAAGGTGTAGAAGGTCAAAGAGGTCAAATAGGTCCACCTGGACCACAAGGACCATATGGTGGACCTGTTGGTCCAACTGGTGATAAAGGTGATAAGGGTGATAAAGGTGATAAAGGTGATAAGGGTGATAAAGGTGATAAAGGTGATAAAGGAGACAATGGTTTAATAGGACAAACAGGAGATAAAGGCGATATTGGTGATACTGGTATGATAGGTGAAAAAGGTGATAAGGGTGATAAAGGTGATACAGGTGAAAAAGGTGATAAGGGTGATAAAGGTGATACAGGTGATAAGGGTGATAAAGGTGATACAGGAATACAAGGAACACCAGGACTAAATGGTGAAACATTTACAGAATTTAATAATTTTACTTTTATAGGTTCTTATATAAATAATGATATATATATTGATAATATAGAATATACAAACCAAATAATATCAGTTAATAATAACAAATTTATGTATGATATAAGTGTTAATAATTATAATAAACTTTATAAAGGTGATATTATTCGTTTAATAAACACATTAACAAATGAAAATATAATTAAAAAAGTTTATGATATAAACGATACATATTTTACTATATATAATGATAATAATCAAGAAGATATTACTACTACATATCAATATAATAATTATATAAAACAAAATTATAAATTATTATTTGATAATATAAATGATAATGATATATTAGAAAATCCATTAAATGAATTAACTAATCAAAATGAAACTATATTTACATGTTTAAAAAGTACAATATATTATCTAAATATAAATATAGTATTTGATTTAACATATGGAAGTGATATATGTAAATTATATATTAAACAAAAAAGAAATAATATTGAGTCTTATATAAATATTTTAAAATCATTACCTATAAATTTTTTATTAGAAAGTAAAACAATTAATTATACTATTATATTAAATCTACAATTAAATGATATTATAACATTTGAATCAAATTATAAAATTAAATATGGTTATATTAGCATTGTTCCTAATTCAAGAGCATTAACATCAACACAATATTATAATTTATCTGAAAATAATGCTGGTAATAATATTACAATAAATGAAGAAAATGGTATATTAAAAATAAATACAACTTCAACAGCAACTTCAATATCTGAAAATAATGCAGGTGAAAATATTATTATTAATAATAATATAGATGGTATAATAAAAATAAATGCAACTTTAGATTATAATAATATAATAAATAAACCAAATATTGTTTCATTAATAAATACATCACTACCAATAAATAGTTTGTTATATAATAATGGTATAAATTGGACACCATTAACTTTAGATACAAATAGTTTTGAAATAGTAAATGGTGAATTAAAAGTTAAAAATAATAATTATAAAATAACACATATATCACCATTATATTATGATAATACAATTAATAATACAGAATTTACGATATTAGGAGATAATTATAATTCTTCAATAATTGCATATTTTGTTAATAGTATAAATGTAGAATATATATGTCCAGTTGTATATTTTGATAGTATAATTAAAATAAGAGTATTATCTCCTAATATAGCAAATGATACTAATCCACCTTATAAAATAAAATTAACAGATTCATTAAATAATATAAATACTATAATATCTACTGATTTTATTTTTATAGATAGTGGACCACCTATATGGAATACTAATCCTACACCATATCAATACATATATAATTTAAATACAAATTTTACATTATTAGCAATAGATCCAGATAATACTAATATAATTTATACATTAGATAGTAATAGTACTTTACCAACTAATTTATCATTAAATCAAAATACTGGTGTTATTTTTGGAACACCTATTATAACAAATTCTGTACAAATATATACTTTTAATATTATAGCAACATCACAAAATGTTGATGTATCTCAAAATATAACATTAAAAATATTAGGAGAACCTATATGGAATACTTTAAATGAAATAAATATTAATGATAATACATATCAACTAGATGCAACAAGTACTGAAAATGGATTAGAAATAACATATACAACATCAAATACAGATAATAATATATCATTATCAACATCTGGTTTAATAACAATTACTGATTTAGATTTATTAGGTGAAAATGGTACTAATATTAATGTAGTGGCAACAGATGAATATGGTTATAGTAGTTCTAAAAATATAAATATTAAATTATTATTTGTAGAAAATACCCAATGGATATATAATGAACCTGGTAATTATATATGGACTTGTCCTGAAAATATTACTCAAATTTCAGTTGTTGCTATAAGTGGTGGTGGTTCTGGTAGAAATGGTGGTAATAATTGGGAAGGTACTAGTGATTCATATTATGGTTCAGGTGGTTCAGGTGGTAATTTATTATGGATTAATAATATAGTTGTTACACCAGGAACAGAATATACTATTCATGTAGGTAGTGGTGGTAATTTAAATACTAATGATGGTAAAGGTGGTGATACTAAATTTTTATATAATACAACAACATTATTTAATGTACCTGGTGGAAATCCAGGTACACTAGTGCCATATCAATATAGTGCATATGGTTTTTATTATGGTGGTGGTGCTGATAGTACTATAATACATGATGAAAATATAGAATATACAAATTATGGTGGAGGTACAGGTGGTAATGGTGGTTATGGTACAACATGGGGTGGCTTTGGTGGAGGTGGTGGTGGTGCTGGTGGTTATAGTGGACATGGTGGTGCAGGTGTATCTTCTTATTTTTCATATACAGCATATGCTGGTAGTGGTGGTGGGGGTAGCGGTGGTGCCGCAAAACAATCTATGACTGCTGGAGGTGGTGGTGGTGTAGGTATTTTTGGAGAAGGTAATAGTGGAGCTGAAAGAAGTGGCTATAATGCCATAGATGAAGATATTGGAGGTCGAGGAGGATCTAGTGGTTTTAATGGTATTATAGATGGTGATGGTGGTTTATATGGTGGTGGGGGTGGTGGTAGTAGTTATATTACATCATATGGACTACAAGGTAATGGAGGAAATGGAGTATTAAGAATAATATATAATCAAACTGCTTTATTTCCAAGTACAAATGTTTCAAAAGATAATTATAATATAACTAATATTATATATAATAATTCGGAAATTAACATTATTAATAATTTTATAGATATAGAAAGAGATTATCCACCAATTAGAGATTTTGAACCAATAAATGGTCAAGATTTAAGTTATTCTAAATTAATAAATCATACATATGGTAGCGGAAATTATGATATATATATATCAAGTTGTTATACAGGTAATAATTTATTTAATCCAATAAAATGTTTTAATGATAATGATGATATTGCAGGTGTATGGAAAGAAAATAATTATACAAATGGAATATATTCTGGAACTTTTAATAATAATAATGGAAAATTAAATTCAATCGGGTATATTGGTGATTGGATAGAAATTAAATTACCTGTTGAAATTAAATTAACAAAAATAAAATTTAAACAAAGACTTGATTTTGAATTGAGAGCACCTGGTGATTTTAGAATATATGGAAGTAATGATCAAATAAATTGGGAAATATTAATTAATAAATCAGATACAAATAAATTAATAAATAGTGATTATAATAACTTAATATATGAAACTACAGATATAGAAAATAATGATAATTCATATAAATATTTTATTTTAATAGTAAATAAATTAGTTAGTGAAACCGAAACAAATCTAAATTTTTCTAGATGGTATTTATATGGAAAAGAATTATATAATTGGGATTCTATAATAAATACAAATACAAATACAAATACAATCTAAAAATAAAAAATTCTATATATATAGAATTATTATTAAAATGGATGGTACAGATATATTAATAATAATGTTAATATGTTTTTTTGTATTAATAATTGGAGTATTTGTAATAAGTAATTATAATATTAAATTAGTTGAAAAATATACAGATGGTGCTTCTAGCTGTTCAATAGTTGATAAAGTTGGTAGAGAATATGGTGGTACATATTGTGATGGATTAACAGCAAATACCGAACATATTTATAGTGTTGATCCAGAAGATTCACGAGAAGCTTCTGAAATTAAGCTTAGAAATAAACTACAAGAAGAATGTAATAAAAATCCACTATGTAAAGGATTCACAACATTTACAGATAATCAATATACAATAAATGGAATCTGGAAAGATAATTGGTTTTTAACAAATTATTTAAAAAATAAAGTAGGAGATGAAGTTGCTATTAGACGAAAATGGGATAGTGATTTTAGAAGCAGTAGAAAAAAGGATACACATGAAAGAAATCCTTTTTATCATCGTCCAATTGGTAAATTATGTATAGATGGATGGGGAGGATCTTTAAGAAATCATCCAGAATTTGGTGATAAAGTGTATGATAATGATAATAATGAGTTTGAACCACCTGAAGGATATAAAGTATATTTACAACAGTTTGAAGATTCACCACATCATACAGATGATAAACCAAGATATAAAATGAGACTACCAGATGGCAGTCTTAGTTATGCAAATTTAAGAACATATCGTTGTCAAGATAAGTGTCCAGCGGGACAAGGAGTTCAATCTACAACACCTGAAGAAAAAGCTGTTTACGGTGATTTTAAATGTAAAGAATGCCCAGCTGATCATTATAGTCTTTCACATGAAAAAGAATGCTCCCCCTGTAATAGTCAATTATGCCCAGCCGGTACTGTAATGAAACAATGTGATCCAAAAACAGGCGGTGTAGTATGTGGTCCACCAGAAACTGGTCGTGAGCCTCTACCACCTTAAACTTAATAAAAAATTTATTAATCAAATCGTAGTATAGATTTAGATTTAGAAATTTCTTGATAATTAGATATTTTAATATTATTTTTTTTAAAATTATTATTGGTAATCATATTATTATAAATAGAATCATAATTATTAATAGCATAAGTAATAACATTATTATTAAAAATCCATCTAAAAAAATTTAATTGTCCAATAGTAGTTTCAATGGAATCATTATCATCAATAAAAAATGTAATTCTTTCGTGTCTTCTAAAAGTATCAAAATTTAATTTAGCATAAGATTTAAGTTGTGCACGATATTCGAGATAAAGATTAATTTTTTTATAATTTAAATTTTCATCAGGTAAATTATCAAAAATATCATCATTATAAATCCAATAAATAATATTATAATTTTTAGAATAGTGTGTAACGAGCCAATCAATAAGTCTTAAAGAAAGTTTATGATTACCAGTAATAATATTTTTAAATAAAATTTTAAATTTGTAATTTTTATTATAAAAATCATTTAACGAAGTTAATAATAATTCTTGACAATTATTTTTATACATTAAAATAATAAATATATTAAATAAATAAACAGTTAATTCTTTAAGTATTTAGAAATTATAAAAATAAAAAACTTTAATTAGGAGCGGAACCAATATCTAATAAACCATTAATACGATTATCAGCTTCGATAGTACTGATACCCCAAGGACTAACAGGTATTTGTGGATTAGGAGGTTCATATCTTAATTGTAAATTAGCATTTCTTAAAGATTGTCCAACAGTATTAATTCCGATATGATAACCTGCAGTTAAGAAATTTTGGTCTTGAATATCACCAGCACCGGCAGGATTAACTTTAGCCCATTTAGAATTAGCATCTTTAGGTAAAAGATCGTCCGATATTAATCTATCTCTAGAATAAACAGAATCATTAACTTCTTTTTTAAGTTCAGGAATTAAATTTTCATTAGTATTAACATTAATATTTTCATCTAAAATTTCATTATATGAATTACCAGTAGGTTCAGAAGCATCAACATTATCAACAAAGAAATCAGATTCAGAACCAATACTTTTTTCAACCGAAAAATCCGTTGATTTTTGTGCATTTTTACCAACAGAATTAACTTTTCTCACAGCTTCTCTATCTCTATTAGCTGCTTCTAGAGGATCACCTAAAAATTGTTCAAAATTATCCATTTGACATTTAGAATTATAGGTAATAAAAAGTAAAAGTATTAATAGTATAAATAAAACTAATGAAAAAGAAATAACAACTGTATTATTATTGGAAGCCATCCCTCAATATTTTCTTTCTATCTATTATCATTAATAGATAAAATATTCTTAATATTATTTTTTAAGATATTTATTTTATTATCCCAAAGTTTATCATTATTATTAATATTTTTAATTTCAGTTAATAAATTTTTATTAATATCAATAAAATTATTAATTTTATTAATTTTAGTATGATAATCTAATATAATATTATTTAAATTAGTAATAGTTTCATTTAATGTATTAGACCATTCTTCTTCAATTTCAATTTTATTAAAGAGATCATGATCAAAATTATTATAATCCGAAATATAAATTTCTTTAATTAACCATTTATTTTGTAATTTTTCTTTAAAAATATAAAAACCAATATGTTTTAATTTTATACTAAATAGATATTTATTATTTTTTAATAAACTTAATAAATTATTATTTAAATCGATATTATTATTATTAAAAAATATATTGGTGTTATTAGACAAAATAGCATCAATAGTATTTGTTTGAGAACAAAAAGAGTATTGAAATAATTTTTTTAATTCTTCATAATTTAAATTATTATCAAACCAAGAATAATTATTAATAGCTAAAAAATCAAATAATTGGTCATCAATATTTTTAATATCTAAAATTTCATTATTATTAATATAAACTTTTAATTTAATAGCATTACTATTGTTAGATATTTTAGTAAAATTATTTATTTTACAATCATATAAATTAATATTAATTTCTTTAGTAGATTCCGAAATATAAGCTTTTTTTTTAAAGTATGGTTTTTTTAATGATATGTTCATTTTAAATTAATTATTATATTCTGTTTATAAGTAACAAATAGCTTAAAATAATTATGACGCAAGAAGAAAATTGTAATATTGAAAATGATGATAATATAGCATCATTTATAATGTCATTTTTAAAAGATGAAATTTTTAAACAAGATATAAAAAAAGAAATAATAAAACCATTACTAATACATTTATTATATTATATAATTCCATTTGTAATATTATTTGTATTAATAAATTTTTTAACAACAATAACAGCGGTATTTTTAGCTTTTCATTATAAATTTTCATTATAAATTTTCATAATACATATTATTATCAATATTATTATTAATAATAGATAATGAATATAATTTATTATAACTATAATTATTATAATTTTTTACTATAAACCATCCACGATTATAAGTTTCCTTATTTGTTTCATAAGGTTCTTTCATAATAATATAAATATTATTATTATATAATAATGAAATAAATTCTGAATTAGACATAATAAATATTAATTAAATAAATATAATCAATTTTTATATATTTATAAATGCGAAAATAAGGAATAAATTATTAGATATATATTTATTAAATGAGTGAATTAGAAATAAAAAATTTAAATGAACTTTTAAATTTTGATAATTCAAAAAAAGAATATATTTTAGATAAATTATTAGAAACACATAGCGATAAATATTATAATAATATAAATAATATTGAAGTATCAAAAGAAGTATATATAGATACAAATATAGAAAAGTGGGGATATGATTTACCGGAATTAATAGGTAGTAAAAAATTATTAATTAAAATATTAAATAATCCAATTAATGATATTGAATTATTAAAAAAAAGACAAAAAAGTTATATAAAAAATTATGATAGTGTATCTTTTAAAATTTTAAAAGATTTTGAAGATGATATATTATGGACTTATAAATTAAATGAAGATATATTAGATGATAATGCGATTAATATTTTATTTCCTTCTAATTTTATATATTCATATATAAATTTAATAGAACCATTATTAGATTCTTATCATTTTTATAAAATAGGTTTTATACCATTAACATCATTAATATATCCAATAACAAGTTTTATAGCACCATATTATTATATAAATAAATATATAAAAATAAATTTAAATTTTACTAAATATTTATCATTAATAAAAAATTTTATAATATTATTTTTTAAATCATCCGGAAATATTAAAATAGATAGTTTCAAAATAATAATTTTTTTCATTTATAGTTTTCTATATTTTTATAATATATATCAAACATTTGAATTTGCTAGCATTTTATATAAAACTAAACAAAATTTACATAAAAAAATGCAAGGACTAATTAATTTTATAAATGAATCAAATAATATAATAGAAGACTTTAATTTAGAAAAAGATCAAGAAACATTATTATCACCATTTATAAAAAATTATTATAAATCATCTGACATTAAATTAAAAAATACAATGACTGATATATATAAATTATGGAAAAATGAAAATATAAAAAATAATATTAGTAATTTGTTAATAACAATATATACATATGATATTATTAATTCATTAAGTAAATTATATATTAATAATTTTAATTTAGTTGAATATGATTTAAATAATTCAACTAAAATATGGAATATGAAAAATCCATTACTTAATAATAATCAAGTATCAAATCCTATTAATTTATCTAAAAATATAATAATTACAGGTCCAAATGCAGCAGGAAAAACAACATATGTTAAATCTATTTTATCTAATGTAATATTATCTCAAACATTCGGTATTATATATGGTTCAAAATCTAGTATGCAAATATATGATTGTATTTATTCATTTATGAGAATATCAGATGAAATTGGAAGTAAATCTTATTTTGAAGCAGAAGCGGAACTTTGTCTTAAAATGATTAATAAATCAAATGAATTATTAAAAAATAATAAAAAAGGTTTGTTTTTAATGGATGAACCAATGCATTCTACACCACCAACGGAAGGTATGTCAACAGCATATGCTGTAGCAGAAAATATAGGTTTAAATAATAATATATCAATTATTATTACTACACATTTTTTTAAATTAACATATTTAGAAAAAAAATATCCAAGTCATTTTATAAACTTATGTGTTCATGCAATTGAAAATAAAGATGAATCGTTTTATTTTCCTTATAAAATAAAAAAAGGAAGTTCTTGTCAATGTATTGCAATTGAATTATTGAAAAATAAGAATTTTCCAAAATCTGTTATTACAAGTGCGAAAAATATGAAAGAATTAATAACTAATGATATTTTAAGTTAAATATATATATTATGTTCAATTTTAATTTTAAATTAAATGATATTTATTATTATTTATTTGGTTTAATAGGATTAATTAGTATATTAATTATATTATATTTTTGGAGAAAATTATCGAATTTAAATAATTATAATAATTCATTAGAAAAGAAAAATTCTTTACTCAAAAAAGAAAATAAAGAACTTAAAGATAAAAAAAATATTGATAAATTTGATGATAATGAAATGACTGATATTTTTCCTGTAGATATTGATATGGAAAATACTTTAAATAATATAATTAATGATAATATTGAAAATTTTGATAATATAGAACAAATAAATAGTAATAAAGTTTTTTTATTTGAAAATAATATTGAACATGTTAAAAGTAATATACAATTTTCTTCAGAAAATAAAATTGAAGAATTAAATGATAATAATGAAATAGTAGATCTAGATGAAGAAGATATAATTATTGATAATAAAAATATAGATTTAAATAATAATGTATTAGAAAATACAAACAATATAATTAAAGATTCAGAAAATATAATTGAAAATAATGAAAATATAATTGAAGATATAAAAGTTGATGAAACTATAGATAATATTGTAGATAAAATTATTAAACCAACTGTAGATAATGATATATCGGATAATAATGAAATAGAATTAATTTCTAATCCTTCAGAAAATAATTCTACAAATGAAAATTATACAAAATCTAAATTAAATAAATTAAATCTTGATAAACTTCGTGAAATATGTAATAATAATAATATTTCATCAGATGGTACTAAACAAATTTTAATAGAAAGAATACTTTCATTATAATTTTATTCTTAAATAAAATTCTCATTTATTTTATAGAGATATATATATATTTATTTATTATAATGTCAATGTCAAATAATTATATGTGCCCCGTTAGAATGTCAGATGGTCGTGTTATTACTGATTATAGACCAAAATCCACTGTAAATTTTGAATTAGTAGAAGAAGTAGTAAAACAAAATTTACCCAGAAGTAGTTATGAAACAAGAATGTATTTACAATCTAATGCATCTACTATTATGGAAAATCAAACAAAAAAATCTTTTGAAAATTTAATGCCTTATAAAAAATGTAAAGGTTCTGTTGAATCTAATACAGAATTACCACAAAAATATATTGTATCATGTGATGCTGTATCATGTACTAAAAAATTATTTGATGAAAATGGTTTAGGTAATGGTTATACTACTAATACTTCTTTAACTTCATCACCTTTATTAGAATAAATAATTTATTTATTTTTTTTATAAATAATTTATATAGATAAGATATATTAATTATGAAATATAATAATCAATATGTTTCTGGAGAAATTACTACTTTAAATAATAATATTATAAATATTAAAGGATCTATTAATACAAATTTAGAATCTTATATTATTGCATCTAGTTCGCCTGATAATTTAATTAATTATAGTGGTTCTAAATTACCTTTTCCTAATGAAGAAATAGCTTTTTATAATACAAATAATTATCATGATATAAAAAATAATTATTATAATATTAATTTTAAATATCCAAACAGTTATTATTGTGTAGATGGATATACACTTATTAATCCTTCTATATTTTTTGTTATAAAAGAAAATAATAAACCAATTATTATTAAAGTTGAATTACCAAATAATAAACCATTAAAAACACTTATTAATAGAAATTTAGAACATGACCCAGATTTTTATAATTCTAAATATAATGTTTTACCAGTTGCTACTGCAGAACAAAATATGTATAATTTAGCAAAATATAAATTATCAGCTAATAAAGCTTAATTTAATTATTTAAATCTTCGGAGTATAATAACAATGTTTTATCTGATATTAATTGTCTTGATATATGTCTACATTGACATATACATTCATTACAATTTATTTTAATATCTACTTTTCTTTTTTTTTTTATATGTTCATATATACTTTCTATTACTTTAATTTCTATTTCTTCATCTAAATTACTCTCATATGGTCTGTTTTTTTTATGTCTATCACAACAATTACATTCATTTAAATAATTTAAAATTTCATTTCTTGTTTTTTTTTCATAAATTATTTTATTATACAATACTTTTATATCTAACATTTATATATATATATATTTATATTAATTTTAATATCATTTTTTATTAGAATTATTAAATAATATGTGGAAAAATATTAATAAGTATGTTAAATTAAGATATAATAATAAAATTAATTTTTCTAAATATAATATTATTACTTTTACAAATGGATGGGGTGATGATTCTTCATCTGTAGGTTTTATTTATTGTCCTATTAAAGTTTATAAAGATGCTTTATATATATAATACAATAAAAAATGATAAATTAATATATTCATATTATTTATGTCTAATAATTTAATAATAGTTGAAAGTTATACTAAAACTAAAACTATTTATAAATATTTAAATGATTCTAATAATAAATATATTGTAACATTTTCACAGGGACATTTTTGTGATTTATGTAAAGATAATATTGGTATAGATACTAATACATGGAAAGGTAATTATATTGTCACTAAAAAATCTATATTAAATAATATTAGAAAATATATTAATGATGTTGATAATATTTATATTGCTTCTGATCCTGATACAGAAGGTGAGGCAATAGCTTTTCATATAAAAAATCATATTAAAGATTTAATAAAAAAAAAAAATTGTTATAGAATTAAATTTAATGAAATTACTAAAAATGCTATTTTAAATGCTATTGATAATCCTCTAGATATTGATATGAATTTAGTTGAAGCACAAGAAACACGTAGATTTTTAGATAGAATTGTAGGTTATAAATTATCTCCTATATTATGGAATAAATTTAATAATAAATTTTTAAGTGTTGGAAGAGTACAATCGGTTGCTTTATTATTTTGTATTAATCAATTAAATGAAATTAATAATCATAATATTGAAAAATTTTGGATATTAAGTGGTAAATTTAAATTAGATAATGATATTAAAATAGATTGTATATCTATTAAAATAGATAATGAAAATAATATTATTAATATATTAAATTTACTGGATGATAAATCTAATATTTTTAAACTTAATTTTAATATTTCTAATTATAATGATTTTCCATTACCACCTTATTGTACTACTTCTTTACAACAAGATTCTTATAATTTACTAAAATTCTCATCTAAAAAAACAATGGAAATTGCACAAAAATTATATGAAAATGGATATATTACATATATGAGAACAGATTCAGTAAATATATCTGATGATTTTAAATATAAATTAAAAAAATATATTATTGAAAATTATGGAAATGATTTATTTGTTTTTAGAAATTTTAAAAATAAAATAATTAATTCTCAGTTAGCACATGAAGCAATCAGAATTACTAATCCTAAATTAATTAATATTAAACAATCTGATGATATTAATGACAATCATATTAAATTATATAATTTAATATGGAAAAGAACAATATCATCACAAATGAAAGAAGCAATTTATACTAAAATTAATATTGAAATAAAATCAGAAAAATTTATAGAATATATATTTAAAACAGAAAAATCATTTTTAACAGAAAAGGGATATTTAATTATATATAATAAAGAAATTGAAGATTATAAAACATTTTATAATTTATTAAAAAATAATAAAAATATTAAACCTGTATCTTTCTCATTTAATTGTGATATTAATCAGCCTAAATCATTATATAATGAGGTTGCATTAATAAAAAAATTAGAAAAAGATGGAATTGGAAGACCATCAACATATGCAACAATTATTGATAAACTTTATACTAAAAAATATGTTATTAAAGGTACAAATCCACAAATTAAAATAGATATAAAAAATTATAATAAAAAACATTTAAAAGACATTGAAATTAGTAATAAAACTATAAAAACTGGTGGTAAAAATAATGATTTATTAGTTCCAACTGATTTAGGTATAAATATTATAAATTATTTAAATGAAATTATACCATTTATTATTAATATTAATTTTACAGCAGATATGGAATATGGATTAGATGAGATATCGAATGGTAAAATAAAAAAAGAGACTATTTTAAATGAATTTTATAATAAAATTAAACCTATTATTAATAATTATGGTATTATTAATAATAATAATACAAATACTATAAAAAAAGATGGTATTATAAATACTAAATATGGTTATTGTTATTATCATGAAAAAGATAATAGATATGTTAATATAGAATCTTATTTACAATGGAAAAAAAAAACAGTAGAAGAATTAGAATCTAATGAAATTATATTTTTAAAATCTTTACCAATTAAATTAGATAATGGTAATACATTACATATTGGTAAATATGGATTATATTTAAAAGATCAAAATAATACAAATATTAAATTAGATAAAAAATTATGGAATAATTTTATTTAATTTTATTATTATTTATTCCTAATAATATACTTTTTGTTGTATTTATTAAAACTTCATCTTGTTTATATAATATACTATATTCTTTTGCTATTTTTATTAAATTATTCATTACATTTTCATCATTTTTATGTATTAATGTTAATTTATATGTTAATTCTTTTTCACCTTCCCAATATCCAATATCTTTAGATACTGTAAAATTTTTAAAACGATTATTTATATTATTATTTACAAATTTTAACCATTCTACATTTGATACATATTTAGTAAATTTATTTTTATTTATTTTTGTTCCAAAAAAACAAATTGTAGTATACCAACACATATATATATATATATTTTATTTCTATTATATTTTATTGTAACTATTTTTATTTAATAAATTTTTATATTTCTCTAATAAATCATCAAATAATTTAGAATTAGTTTTATTTATTTCAATTACTTTTTTCATTGATTTCATTAATTCATTATTTTCTAATTTTATTTTTTTTACTAATTCTATTTCTATTTTGCTATCTAATATATTTTTTTTTAATTCTATATTTTCTACTCTTAATTTTAATAATTCTTTATTACTTTCTTTGTATAATTTATATAAATTTAAATAACATATTGTTATATATATTAAAAATTCTATCAATTCTTTTCTATTAAATAATTTTACATGTCTATTATTACATGTTCTACAATATGGACAATCATATTTAATAAATATTTCTTTTCTTTTTTCATATATTAATGTTGATCTTGATGTTAAATTATTACAACATTCTATACATATTGAATTATTACATTCAAAACAATGTAAATTTTCACTTATTTGTTTATTTGAACATATAGAACAAATGTTTTTATCCATTTATTTATTTATTTATTAAAATATAAGTATATTTTAATTATTATTTTTTATTATAAAATTTTTTTAAATTATGATTTAATTTATGTAATTCTTCCGCAATTTTTCCCATACTTTCTGATATTGATATTCCTTCACTATTATGAAATGTTTCTACAAATAATTCTCTTAATTCTGCAGTATTTGAATTTTCTGATTCATAATCAAAAATATCATCATCTCCTAATTCTTCATCGGAGTCTTCATCTGAATCTTCATCTGAATCTTCATCTGAATCTTCATCTGAATCTGATGAATCATTATCTGTTATATCTATTTCTATATTTGCTTCATTTTCATCTGAATCATCTTCTGAAGAAGTATTTTCTTCCACTATTTCTACTTTTTTTTTTGATTTTTTTTTACAACACTCATCTTTTTTTTTTGATTTTTTTAATGAACTAAATCCTGATAATAATTTTTCAATTGATTTATCATTAGATTTATTTTCTTCATCATCAGAACAGATACTATTTTTATCTTCAACTACAGTTTCGCTACTCATAATAAATTTTTTTATTGTTAATTCTTTATATATTTTTAATTATTATTAATAATATAGAGAGGTGTTAATATGAATATCAGATTTATATGGATATTAGCTTTTTTAATTGGATTATTTATAATTTTAAGTGTTATTATTTTAAATAATTTCTTTATTAATTATAATAATGTTGAAAATTTTGTTTATGATAATATAACTAATTCACCTGATGATAATACTGATGATAATACTCATGATAATATTGATAATAATAACAATAATGAAAATGATAAAAATAATGAAAATGATAATAATAACAATAATGAAAATGATAATATAATTATTAATAATAATAAAAATGAAATTGTAGATAAAAAAAATATAAATAATAAATTAAAAAGTAATGAAAAAGATTTAAATAATAAAAAAAACTTATGTTATTCAAAATTTAGATCATCAAATATAAAACAAAATATTGATAATTTCGATGAAATACCATTTAAAGAAGATATTATTATGAGTATTAATACATATAATAATTTTTTTCCAAAAATATATAATTCTAAATTAAAATGGTATGATGAATATAATTATAACAATGATTCTAATGAAGATGAAAATAATAATTTATGGTTTAATATAAATAATACAATAAAATTAATTAAATATGATAATAAGATTTCATCGGCAAATTTAAATAATGTAGAATTAAGAGGTCCAGACTCAACAAAATTTACAGATGATAATGATTATAAATTAAAACCATTTACATCATTATTTATTATGAAAATAAATGAATTAAAAGAAAAAAATAGATTATTACAAATAGGATTACAATCAATTGATACAATATCAAATAAAAATGTAGGTAATTTTATATCATTAAATATAAATAAGATAATTAATAATAAAGATACTGAAGATTGTAAAACAAATTTAGAATTTATATTAGATTTTGCAGGTCAAAAAAATAAGTTTAATCATGTATATACTATTAATAATATATTAAATAGAGATTTATTTATTGCAATTATATTTGATGGTAAATATATCAAACTAATTATAGATGATATTGATGAAGAATATTTATTTAAAAATACTAATTTAATAGATGAATTAAAATTGGGTTCAAATCCTTTAATTATAAATAAAAATGGAAGTTTAAATATGGAATTATATTCATTTACTTTTTATAAAAAAATATTAAATAATATTGATTTAGATTTATATATTAAATATAATTCTAATAATATATATAGAATAAAAGAATTAAATAATAAAAATAAAAAACTGCAAGAAGAAATTGAAAAGTCTAATATTGAAAATGCATCAAAATTAAAAACATTATATAATGAATTAAGTAATAAGGATAAAGAGTTAGAAAGAGTAAAAAGAGAGTATAATAATTTATTAAAAATTAAATAAATTAATATAAGAAATATATTATAAATATTTTATATAAACAATGTCATCACAAATAAAAGCATCTATTATGATATTAACTCAAAATACTATTGAAAGAAAAGTATATTTAAAAACAACATTATATTTTTTATTTAGAAATTTTAATAATAAATATAAATATCCTATTACTATTTTACATGAAGGTGATTATAAAGAAAGAGATATTAAAGAAATTATATCTGGTATTAGAGGTGATGAATGTAAATCATTAATTTCTTTTAAAGAATTAAATAAAGAAGATTTTGAATTACCTTCACATATTAATAAAGAAATATTAGAAAAAAGTATAAATACTCAAATTGTTCCTTATTGGAGAAATAAAAAATATAGATTAATGTGTAATTTTTGGTTTAAAAATTTTATTAAATATTGTGATAATTATGATTATATTATGCGATTAGATGATGATAGTATAATAGAAGAACCAATAAATACAGATGTTTTTAAATTATTAAAAGATAATGACCATGTATATATGTCAAATATTGTTCATGTTGATTGTGGATTATGTAATTATAATATGAAAGAATTATTTACTAATTTATTTCCTGATAAAAATCAAGAATTAGATAAATTATTTGTTAATGCCAATATTAATAAAGACCATAATATTTATAATAAATTTAAAGAATTATATAAAATTATAAATAATACTGATTATAATGATGATAATATTAATATTAATATGCCTATAATGTATTATAATAATTTTTTTGTTACAGATGTTAATTTTTGGAAAAGAAATGATGTTAAAAATTATGTATCTATTATATCTAATAATCCTAATTTTTATTACTATAGATATGGTGATGCTCCATTACAAACAATATTATTATCATTATTAGAACCAAATAAAATAACACGAACTGTTTTTAAATATTCAAAAAAATTACAAAGAGAAGCATTTATTGATTTAAATAATAATATACATTCTTTTATGCCTAATAATTATGATAATAGTTCTTGTGTAATTGTTAATAAAAAATGATATTTATATATATAATATATATATTATATATAATATATATAAAAGTTATTAATTATGATATATATAGGTGCTCATATTAATAAAGATAATTCAATTTTGAAAACTATTCAAAATATTAATTCTAATAATGGTAATGTTTTGCAAATTTTTGCTTCATCGCCTATGAATAGTACACCTCCTAATTTAACAAATATTAAAAATGAAAAAGATGATATTATTAATTATTGCAATAATAATAATATTAAATTAATTGTACACGGCTCTTATGTTATTAATTTAGCAAATACAAATATTAATAAAAGATATACAGATATTAATAATAGATGGTGGATTAAATTACTAATTAGTGAATTAGATGCTTCTGAAATACTAAATAGTATTGGTGTTGTTATACACGTTGGTAAACATACTACTTTTTCTAAAGAAGATGGTTTAAAAAATATGTATGATAGTATTAAATATATTATTAATTATTTAAAAATAAATAAATATAATACTAAATTAATAATTGAAAATCCTGCAGGTGTTGGTACAGAACTACTGAAAACTCCAGATGAATTTATTGAATTTTATAATAAATTTAATAATGATGATAAAAAATATTTAGGTATTTGTATTGATACTGCTCATATTTGGTCTTCTGGTTTTGAATTAAATGAATATATAAATTATTTTAAATCTTATAAAGATGATATTTTAGCTATTCATTTAAATAATAGTAAAGTAATAAAAGGTGCTTCATTAGATAGACATGAAACACTTTTTAAAGGTAATATAGATTATAATGATTTTAAACCATTTTTAAAATTTTTAAATAAAAAAACATTAATTATTTTAGAAACTCCTTCTAATAATTATAATACAGAAATTAAATGGCTTAAAAATTTATATAAATAAAAACTTTAATTAAATTATTTAATCTCGTTATAAATAATTAAATTATATATAAAATTATATTAGTGTTTTTATTATAATTAAAATATTATATGTTTTTAATATGTATATATATACATTTTTTATTTTAAAATTATATAACTAATTTTTTTGTAAAAAAATGATAATTATTTATTTTTTTTCTATTATGTTAAAATATATATTATTTTTAATTTTAATAATTAATATTTTATCTATTGATTCAATGTTTATTAATAAATTTAAATTTATTAAATTTAGATATAATAAAAGCAATAAAAAAAAAATATATAGAACTGATTTATATAATTATACTACTTATTATAATAAATCAAATTTTAAAAAATCTTATATTAATTATTATTATAGATATTATAATTAATTAATAACTAAAAATTTTGTATTAAAATCTTTTATATTTTCTATATTTAATTTATTATCTTTTTTTTTCATTATTTTTATTAATTTTAAAAAAAATGTATCTTTCTTTACATTTGTAT